CCCGTGTACGCATTTATGCGTACACGGGGATCATCGAGTTGCTGGATTAACTTCCAGCCAGTTTGGCCTTTGGGAGGTCAGCCTCCTTTTGAGCCTTTAGTTGCACTTTGAGGGGTCCGCCCCCCTATGTGCATGCTCTATTTTGTAATTAAATTTATTCTTTTATGTAAGTATGACGGAGTTAAACTAACCGTCGAATTCCTGGAAAGGAATCCAAATGTATTCAAAAACCTCTTTGTGTAGAGATTAGAATTAAACCTAGAAAAATAAATCTAATCCAATGTATTCTTGTTATCGGCCCGTTGCCGACTATGTGTTTTTATGTTTCAAAGAGCCTTTACTTATCACACAGACGCTTTAAATTTCTGTGAGATATAAGCTGTAATCAACAGCATGCCGTGTTGTTAAGTTTACTTCACGCGGTGATTAATAAAAGTGTTATGCGTACACTGGTATACCAAAACGTAGACTCCACCTGGGTATGAGTACAGGAAAATAGGGAAACGTCGTCAGACAGGGACCCAACCACAGACGAGACTCAGTTGCAAGCGTGAATTGTGTCTGCACTTGGTATTGCTCTAGATTAATTTCTATTTGAGCGCCATTTGTTCACAGATTTGCTAACTTGTGTTCCGAGAATGTCCCATGTGTATTTTGCACTGGCCTGGGGAATAGCATTCGAAGACGAACTTGATTAAATGTCTATTTATAGGCACCAAAGAAGCTGTGTCGACTGCCTAAGGAATTTTTCCTACGCAGGCCACTGCGCGGAAGATTTCTCTGGCTCGTCATTTTATTTTATATGAAAGATGAGTCGAGGAATTTGTAATCGTGCATCCCAAGCCCAAAAGCTGAAATTGTCCAAGCAGGATTCAGCTGCCTCCAAGGGGGTAAATTACTGCAAGAAATGTGAAAGACGTCGTGAGAGGAAGAAGAAAAAGATTTTGAATCCCGTCTATGACGATCCGCCATTGAGTCTGGTTATTCTATGGTTTGTCGTCTGCTACGGTTTTTATCGTCCTGATCTTGTTGCTTTCTACACATCTTACATCAACTATTTCGCCTCAATTATTCTTTCCACTTTCGTTTTAATCGACTTTGTTTTACTCACAAAATCTTGGATTTATAGGCTGTTTATTCCAGTTTTAAATCCACAGTTTGGCTTCAATCAAGTTGATCCTTTTGTGAAAGAAGCATTACAAGTATGGTGTTTGTTCGAAAGTTTAAAAGATGCAAAAACAAAAAGGGGGATGATGGCTGCAATCGTTCAATATATGCAAGCTCATGTTAAACAATCATTGCCTTTATATTTGTATCACCAGATTATGCGAATAGATTACATATCTGATTGGACGAGTGATGATGGATATGCCCAGATAGAAGCGATGTTAGATGAAGCATTTGGAGAAGATGCTATTCGTGAGGGTGAAGACGAATTATTTTTGTTAGACACCCAAGACGGAGAAGAAGAAGAAGTATCTTGGCACCAGGCTGTAGACGGCGCATTCACTAACTGGAAAGACTTTAAACAATCTAATATTGCCAAACGTTTCACTCACCTTATTAATGTGATTGTTTCTGCTGGCATGTGTTCTACTGCTAACTTAACTTTCAAAATGGGTAATGTTTCATTATTTTCACCCATAGTTGCCAAAAAACAATTAGGTGCTAGTGATGTTTTTGAAGCCTTTTACGAAGCTGTTTCTGGTTTTATGAAGGGAGGTTGGAGAGTTTTCCAAACAGGAGAGGTCTCAGCATTTTTTATTGAAGATGACAATGTTTCTGAATTTGAAGACAGATATAATAAGCTTCGATCATGGCATGGATATGCTTTGACAGGCAATTTACGTGAGTATACTGACATCGATGACAATGAATATGACGCTGAATTAAAGTCAGCCATTGAATTTGGAGAGAAGTTGATTAAAACTATAAGTCGTTCGCAGACTTTTGAACGTAAATACGTCTCAGATCGTTTGGACAGACTGCGTGATCAAGAGACTGAGTTTACTCAATTGCGAACGCGTGGTGGATTAAGGATAGCACCTTTTTCAGTTTGTCTTTTTGGACAATCTGGTTGTGGAAAATCCAGTCTTACTAATCTGACTATCAATGCTGGTTTGCGCTATAACGGTTTAAGTGCTGCCAAGGATAGAATAGCAACATGGGCTGACAATGATAAATTTGCATCAGCAATTCGGTCTCATATTAATGCGATTATATTTGATGACTTTGCAAATACAAAGGAGGATTTCATGGACTTTTCTCCAGCGTATCGCTTGATTCAGGTTATAAATAATGTTAGGTATTTGGCTCCAATGGCGGATGTATTCTTAAAGGGTAAAGTGTCTCTGAACCCCTTCTTTTGTCTTATATCAACTAATGTAGAACATTTGAATGCAGCCAAGTATTCAAATGAGCCAGAGTCTGTTTTACGCAGGATGTATCACGTCAAAGTAATTCCAAAACCTGAGTGTTGTAAAAACGGAGTTTTGAACAAGGAGAAAGTCGAAGCCATTTACGGCAAGACCCCGTGCCCTGATGCTTGGTTTTTAACCGTTAGGGTATATGATGCAATCAATTGTAGACATGTTAAAATGGACGCCTTTAAACCTGTAACATTTCGTGGCAAGAAGATGGTTAATATCTCAGTCAGGGAATATTTAAAATGGGTTCAGTTAGCGTCCAAGAAACATTTTGATGATGAGAGGGCTTACATAGATAATCAGGAGACCGAACCGACTGAATGTCCTGGATGTGGAGCATACTATTGTGATAGTTGCAAGATCCCACAAGCAACGGCGGCAGCAGCTGCAAAGAAAGTAGCAGCCACAAGAACTAATGATGAGCCTACGCAATACAAGCATTTCTGCAAAATCCTGGAACCTCATTCCGGAATTGTTGATCATGGCCTTGGAAAAACGTATCAATATTGGGAAGAAAAGTCGAAAGTTATTAAGGAATACTATAATTGTGCTAAGTCAGGTACTATTTTGGCAGCACATGATATTTGTATCAAATGGAACAGAATTGATTTCATGCCTGAACGCTTTATTTGCCATCCAAATGTCTTAAAACTCTGTTTGTTCTTTTGGAGAGAAGATATTAAGCAATCTCTTATTGCTGGGTTGGCTTTGATTGTATTTTTGCTTGTTACCATGTGTTTTTATTTGCCCCGTTTTTCAATTTTCTGGCTCCTATGTGCAGGTCTTTTAGCGTATTGGTATGTTTGTGCAACTGTACAGACTTATCATTATATGATTAGAGACAGAATTTTGGAATTGAAGGATGTTGTAAAAACTTACACTCAAAGTTGGCAATTCAAGTATGCTATTGTAGGGCTTGGTGCCATAGCGTTAGTCACGACGACCATGAGATCCAGATATAAGAAGCTTGAGGCCCAAACAGGTTTGAATCCTAGTAGTATTGATGATATCAATGAACGAAATGATTCTACTAACCCCTGGCTTGTTGCAGAAACCGTTCCATTGCCTATGTCGGAGCCTTCTAAAACAACAACATCTGACGATTTGGCTAGATCTATGAAGACAAATCTTGTTGGAGTTGTTTCTGATAGTGGCAAAACCACTTTAGGCTTTTACGTTGTCTCTAATTTTCTATTAGTCCCCACTCATTTTTTGAAAGCTCACGGAGATAGGGATATAGACATTAGGTGTTACAAGAATGGTATGGACAAGGTTGGTTCATTTTTCCGAGACAAGATAGCAAAAACTTTTAGTGTTGCGATTCCTGCGACTGACTTTACTTTATGTTTTGTCACTGGCGGGGGATCTATGAAAGATTTCCGTAAGTTCTTTCCTACTGGTAATAACTTGGGAAAGTGCCCGGCTAAATTAGTTACAAGAGAAATCATGGACACGTCTTTAACTGCTGTTCCTACTCTTTTTAAAGGAATCGGTAGAGTTGCTCATTCGCAGAGCACTTTTTCCGGAAGTTATTATGATTTACCTATCGACACCAAAAATGGCATGTGTATGTCGCCCCTCATAAGTGATTCTCGTGGTTCTATGATATTAGGATTTCATTTGGGGGGTAAAGGGCGTCTTGGTGGTTGTGGTACTTTAACTTTAGACCAAGTCAATTTGGCTCTTAGTGAACTTTCGACTGTAGATGGAGTTGTATTATCTGCTTCTTGTGGTGAGTTACTCCCACACATGGGCGATTTTCCGAAGAGTTCTTTTGGTAAACCCACGTTCGATGAACCTTCCATCCATCCTAAGAGCGCCGTGAACTATTTGACAAGTGGTGCTTGTATAGATGTTTATGGAAAGACATTTGGAAAAGCCACTCCTTATAGCAGTGTAAGTGCGACAATCATATCGCCCATTATAGAAGAGGTCTTTGGAGTACCCCAGAAATGGGGACCACCTAAAATGAGAGGTAAGGGCAGATATCCGTATCAAGCCACATTAGTTCATGCTGCGGTGCCAAGTTTACCCATTGGTAGTGTTTTAAATTGTGCGGTTCGTTCGATTAAGGACTTAACGTGTGATTTAAAGGAGAAAATTCCTGAATTGTTTGCTGTTGGACCACTTTGTCGAGTGGCAACGGTGAGCGGTTTGGCTGGCGTTAAATTTATTGATGCCATGAATTTTTCCTCATCCCCAGGGTTTCCCTTGACAGGCAGTAAGAAGCCTTTGTTGATTGATTTGAAACCAGAAGATTATCCTGAAGTTGGAAAGCCCAGAACTTTTATTAGGGAAGTGTGGGACGAATTTGAAGATGCAGTAGAAAAATTAAGAGAAGGAAAAAGGTGTTATATGATATGGAAATCTTGTCTTAAAGATGAACCTACTAAAGAGTCAAAGGATAAGGTTCGAGTTTTCCAGAGTGCTCCTCTCGTTTTGCAATTGTTAGTTAGGATGTACTTTCTTCCGATCGTGCGTATTATACAGATGAATCCCATTTTGTATGAGTGTGCAGTTGGAGTTAATGCAGAAGGCATGGAGTGGGAGGAACTATGGGAAGCAGCAATGAGCAAAGGCAAGTCACGAGTGTTGGCAGGAGATTACAGCAAATATGATGTACGAATGCCTGCCCAAGTTACCATAGCTGCATTCGACATACTGATTGACATTGCTGCACAGTGCTCCGGTTACTCTTCAGATGATTTGCACATTATGAGAATGATGGTTAATGAAATTGTTTATCCTGTCATGGCTTACAATGGAGACCTTATACAGTTGTTTGGTACAAATCCTTCCGGGCAAAATTTGACTGTTATTATCAATTCTCTGGTTAATTCGTTGTTGTTAAGAAGCTGTTTCTTTAGCCTCTATCCGGAAAAGAATTTTAAACAAGAGTGCTCCTTTTTGACTTATGGGGATGATGTCATAGGTTCTGTAAGTGAAAATTGTTGTAAGTTTACGCACATCAATTACGCTAAGTGGCTGGCAAAGCATGATATGAAGTTTACTATGCCTGACAAAGAATCTGTTGCAACACATTATATGCGCGAAGAAGATGTGGATTTTCTGAAACGAACTTGCGTATTTAATCCAGATCTGGGTCAGAAAGTTGGTCTTTTGTCTGAAGATTCAATTTTCAAACGATTGCACTCACATTTGTTGTCTAAGGAATTGACTCTTGAGATGCATAGTGCTCAAAATATAGATACTTCACTACACGACTGGTTCTTTTATGGTCGTGAAACATTTGAAGATCGCCGTGACAAACTGCGTTTAGTTGCTGAGAAATGTGGTATCAGCCATTTGTGTCCTGGTCTGGATTTGTCTTACGATCAGCGAGTCAAGAAGTGGAGGCAAAAGTATTTAGGAGAGGAAATTGAAGATGAAGATATCACTGTTTTGGAAGAGCAGTGTGGTGATATGTTCGTGGGTACTTACGACTATATGGACCATTGTCGTGGCACCGGAGCTGACATATATTATGGTTGGGAACACTGGGTTGCTGATTTTTCACTACCCTTTTATCTTTTGCTTGCTTACATGTATCATTGTGGATATTCCGTACATTTTGGACGAGTTCCTTGGTATGTGCCCGTTTTGATGGCACTATTGACACCGGCTGGTATGGGAATCAATTTTATTTGGTGGATCATTTGGACTCGAATTGAAATGTTTGTGTTCTATAAAGTGGTCTTCTCTTATGTCGCATACGTCTATAATGATTACAATAAGCGCAATAAGAATTTTGTTCCTTTTGAGTTGCGGGGTTTCTCTTAAAACCTCGACCCAGTTGCTGCACTGGGCCCTACGGG